ATTTTATAAATACCCGAGGTTACATCGTATTCTGATTCTAATAATTTTTTAAAGTCCTCTGTTTTAAAAATAATATCACTATCAATCCACATAATATAATCATATTCTATTTTATTATCAAATGGTTTTTGAAATTTTCCCTTTTTATTATCACCTCCTAAACATAAACTGCGGGCTAAATGAGCATCTCTTGAATAATTTTGAGATACAATAAAATCAAAACCATTTTGACTACACCACATAATTAGATCACTCCATGATAATAGAAAATGATTTGAATAATTTTTTCCAGGTAAACAAAAAATTATTTTTTTTCGCTTTAATGGTTTTTTATTATTATCATCCATAATTTTATTAATCTATTTAAATTATTAATTAAACTAATTAATTTTAAATCGATTTACTAATATAATTAAGTAAAATTAATTAGAGTAAGCAAGACCTCCCATACCACTCATAATTCTTAGAACATTATAATTTGTGGCATATATATTAATATTTCCTCCTGGTTCAGAATTAAATATTAATTTTGCGTTGTCAATTCTAGAAAAATTACAAGTACCTGAAGGTTGATGTTCTTCTGGTTGTAAAGAAAAAGAATAAATATTTATTCTTTTATTTAATGACGAACATCTAGATAATGGATTTTGTAATCTAGAAATAACTTTAATCGTACCTGTACTTTGTGAAACATTATTTGAGTGATTGTTATCATTTTTTGAATAATTTACTCTATATGTTTTTTGAGAATTAGAAGATGTTATTTCAGTAATATTTAATATTTGAGTAGAATTAGAAGATGTTAACATTAATATATCACCTATTAATAATGATGGCTCATCTGTAGTAAAAAATGTAAGTTTACCGTTGATTAACTTTGCTTGACCCGATGCTAAAGTGGCGGCCGAGTTGATGAAATTTGTTATATTCTTTAATTTAAGATTACTATTTATATTCTCATAGATTAATCCAGAATTCTCACGTAAAGATAAATTTGTACCAGGTATTGATGTATGATAATTAAATGGTTGACGAAGTTGGAAATATTCTTCTTCTTGTTCACGAAAACGATCGTGTCCATTTAATTGAATTTTAGCATCTACATATGCGTTTATCATTGGAGATGTCCATATTATTTCTTTTACTGGATGATTTAAATTAAGATTATGGGTAGTTTTATTAGAAGACTCTATTCTTTGAAGTTGTTCAATTAAGTATTCGTGAGAAACTTGAGCAAATCTTCTTCGTTCATCTGTATCTAAATATATATAATCTACCCATAAATCTACTACAGCATCACAGCTGGAGGGAGATTCTGTGTAAAAGGTAACTGAAGAAGGTTCTCCTATATTTGTATTTTTTCCTAATGTAAGTTTAATTTTAACTTCATGATATTGTAAAGCAATTAATGGTAAAGCTAATCCAGGGTTTCTACAAAACCAAAATAATAATGGTATTTGTACCATTCCTGACCCAGTTGTTCCAGTATTATTTAATTTATGATTAAATGAACCTATCATATTTTTATAAGCAATTATTTTAGATTCTGGAATAGTTAATTCTGACCATATTTGCATCCATTCTTTATAATGTTTATCAATTCTTTGACCACCTATTTCAATTGTTGCTTCTTCAATTATATTATCTCCATTTATAATTCCAACAGTACTAGATGTTACATATAAATTTGTTATAAGATCTCCATTTCTAGAAATGATTGATGAACAAATTTTCTCTGTAGTACCAGCAGTAACATCACCCGTCAATGATTGTGGTACAGTTTCTATCGCAAAATTAGTATGACGTCTATATACAACTTTGAAGAAGGTAATTTGGGGATTACCCGTAAGGTAGATATCTTGAGCGCCATAGGCAACGAGTTGCATTAATCCTCCTCCCATTTATTTATACTATTATTATATTATCACCAAATATTTAATTATATTTAAACTCATATAAAATTATTTATAGTTTTATTAAATAATTGTATTATTTAATAAAAAAAAATTATTATGTATTTTAATGTTTTATTAATTACTTAATTGGAGTAAGCAAGACCACCCATACCCGACATAACGCGAAGTACGTTATAGTTTACGGCATATATATTATCATTAGTAGTAAGAGCAGCACCAGTAGTAAGTTGAGCATTGTCAATTCTTGAGAAATTACAAGTACCGGAAGGTTGATGTTCTTCGGGTTTAAGGGCAAATGAATAGCAGTTAATTTTTCGGGTCATTTTAGAAGTACGGCAACGACCAGCAGCACGAGCAACAATATGAATACTAAAGTTTGCTCCAACAGCAACGCTCGCATCTACTTCGAAAGAAGTTGCAGATGTAACTTCATTAACTGTAGATACAACAGGTGCAACACCAGTAACACTAATAACTACAATATCACCTACTTTTGGTGTACTTCCACTATTAGTTGCAAGGGTCACTACACCAGCATCGATATCTGTAGTGCCGTTGCCGTAAGTGATTAATACTCCAAGAGTAGCAGAACCTACAGGTAAAGGTGTTCCTAACATATTAGGAGTATCAAGTTGAGGAATATTTTGTCCCGGGACAGCTGTGTGGTGGTCCATTGGTTGACGAAGTTGGAAGTATTCTTCTTCTTGAGCAGCAAAGCGATCGTGTCCATTAAGAACAAGTTTAGCATTAAGATAATCGTTTGTTGATTTAGAAGTCCATACAAGTTCTTTCACAGGGTGATTGAAATTTAATTTTTGTGTGGTTGTGGCACTGGCACTTGTTTCTTGAACTTGTTCAATGAGATATTCGTGAGATACTTGGGCAAATCGTCTGCGTTCATCAGTATCAAGGTAAATGTAATCTGCCCAAAGTTTAGCACTTGCGACGCCATTTAAGAGACTTCCTAGAACAATTTTAACTTTAACTTCGTGATATTGAAGAGCAATTAGTGGAAGGGCAAGACCTGGATTACGACAAAACCAGAATTGAAGAGGAACTTGTAACATACCAACAGCATTAACTTCAGTAGCATTGCCAGATGAAACACAACCTTGCATTGTTTTTAGAGCAGCAGCTTTAGATTCGGGGGTAGATAATTCATTCCAAATGTGCATCCATTCAGCAGTTTGTTTATCAATTTTTTGTCCACCAATTTCAACTTCGGCACTGTCTACAATTCCAGAACCATCAGTTGTCGTGGATGTTGTAGATGTAACATACATTCTTCCTACAAGATCACCATTTCTAGCAACAGTTGCAGTAACTGAATTACCAGCACCTACACTTCCATTAAGTGTTTGTTCTACACATTCCATAGCGAAGTTGGTATGTCTTCTGTAGACAACTTTGAAGAAAGTAATCTGGGGATTACCCGTAAGGTAGATATCTTGAGCGCCATAGGCAACGAGTTGCATTAATCCTCCTCCCATATTTTGTTATACTATATAGAAAGAAATAAATTTAAATTAATTAATTAATTAATTAATTAATTTAAATTTAAAAATAATAATTATATATTTATCGTATTTTATAAGTTTATTATATAAAACTAATTGGAGTAAGCAAGACCACCCATACCACTCATGACACGAAGGACGTTGTAGTTGATAGCGTAGATGTATAAAGCATCAGTTGGTGATTTAAGTTGAGCGTTATCAATTCTGGAGAAGTTACAAGTTCCGGATGGTTGATGTTCTTCTGGTTTGAGAGCAAACGAATAAACAGCAATTGAGTCATTCGCTTTACCAGTACCGACTGCCGCAGGGTCAAGACCACCAGGACCTGTATGATGCTGCCATACTTGGACACGAGTAAAGTATTTTGAATCTCTTTCAGCAAAACGGTCATGACCATTTAATACTAGTTTATAATTACCTGTTGCATCAGGGGCCGCAATTATTCCGGTAGATGTATCCCATCCACCAGTCCATACTAGTTCTTTAACTGGATGATTGAAGTTTAGATCATGAGAAGTTGAAGAACCAGAATCAGTAAACTGAAGTTGTTCAATTAAATATTCATGAGATACTTGAGCGAAACGTCTACGTTCATCAGTATCAAGATAGATGTAGTCAGCCCAAAGAGATGCAGAAGTTGGATCAGAATTAGCCTGACTACTGAATGTAATAGATATTTTAACCTCGTGGTATTGAAGAGCAATTAAGGGAAGAGCAAGACCTGGATTACGACAGAACCAGAATTGTAAAGGTACAAATGCTTTTACAGTACCTGCTGCTGCATCAACACCTCCCATACATGCCATATTTTGAAACTTAGTACCAGTTGTAGCAGCTTGAGCGCCTACTGTTGCTCCTGAATTAGGTTCAGTAAGTTCAGCCCAAGTTTCAAGCCAATGACCATAATGTTTATCAATCTGTTGACCACCAATTTCACATGTAATTTCGTTTAACATTACTGCTCCTCTATTATTCATAGTTGTTCCAGTACCATTCATAGCAGCTTCAACATACATGCGTCCTACAAGGTCTCCATTTCTAGATACAGTGGCGGTTACTTTGTTTCCTAGACCAACAGTTCCGTTAAGAGTTTGTTCAACCGATTCCATCGCGAAGTTGGTGTGTCTACGGTAGACCACTTTGAAGAAGGTAATCTGGGGATTACCGGTAAGATAGATATCCTGTGCGCCATAAGCTACGAGTTGCATTAGTCCTCCTCCCATTATTTTATACTATATACTAAGAAAATAATTTTCGCTAAATTAAAATTAAAATTAAAATTAAAATTAAAATTAAAATGAATTTATATAAAGAACTAATATTAATTAGTTATTATGAAATGTTATGAATAAAAGTACAAAGAATAAAACAAAAAAA